GGTGATGCCACGCAGGCGCGGCGGGATGACGAAGAAGCCACGGGAGCCTCAAGAGAAGCTGGCGCTCAGCGGCTATGTGTTCGCCAAGGTGGCTCCGACGCGGGATGCGTGGGCGGGACTGGCCACTGTAGACGGGTTCAACGGCCTGCTCGGATGCGATGGCCAGCCGCTGGCAATCCGCGACGACGCGGTGAAGCTGTTCAAAGGATACCTCGACGATGATCCGGAAGCGGTTGCGATCGTCACCAATGCTTTCCGGCTTGGTGACCGGGTATCGGTCAAGACGGGGCCGTTTCGTTCATTCCCTGGCACTGTCGCAGCGATCGATGATGAGCGCGGACGGGCGATTGTCGAAATCATGATCTTCGGCCACGTCAATCCCGTGCATATGGATATTGAACAAATCAGGAAACTGTGAGACGAGTCGCTATGGATGATCCGCGCTGAGTCGCACCGACTACGGGAAGCGCCGGCGGACCCAGCCCTGAAGGCCTCAGCATAGAGGCACCGATTCAGGGCCGGAGCGCTAGCTATGCCGCAGATGGCGTGACTCGGTTCTTTGTTGCAAGACCATCCACCTCGTAGCATGTCAGTTCGCAGTCCCATGGATTGAGATCTGGATATTGCTCTTGGAAGCTTTGCAGCATCACTTCGAATTGGTCGACCACGTTTTGCCATGTCGATGGGCTCCAAGTGGTGTGATGGAGTTCCTCACCATCTTTGATCACTGCAATGTGCATCCAATGGCGAGGTTTATCTCCGCGTTTGCCACGCGCCGAAAGCGCTTCGGTGGCTAGAGTCACTGTGTGAGGGATTTCAATGGGTGATCGGTTATCGAGACGATAGCCCCGCTCATAGTTCTCTATAGTGCCTTTAGACAAGCCGAGGGCATCTGCTACTTCAGCTTGGCTCAAGTTCATCGCTTTCCGCCATGCCTTGAATTCATCTGGTGTCATGGTAATATTCCTTCACGGAGGAGGTGAGAACGATCTAGATCCGTGGAGACCGGGCCGAAGCCCGATCCCCTGTTTGTTTATCGACCGATGCTCAGATAGAAGCGCCACTTCTTAATCTTGATCTCGATCACAAACCGGATTTTCAATCCTCTCACCTCCTTTCGGACCCGAAGCTTGATCGCTTCGGTGATTATGTTTTGCCATACTATGTATGGCATTGCAAGCAGAAAATGCCATACATAGTATGATTTTAGCATTTAGCCTTTCCATGGGCGACTTTTGCGTATCAAAGCGCGAGTGTGCAGAGCGAGGATGAAAGGCGGCCGAGAGGTCGCCCTTCTTCGTATAGAGTATGAGCCACAAGCCGAAGTCCTTCCGACCCGCGCACCAGCGCACAAGGCAGGAGGTTCGGAAAGACGCTGATGATAGACGAGGCTCGGCGTCCTCTCGCGGCTATAACGACAGATGGCGCAAGGCGCGCATCACGCATCTCAGCAATTCGCCGCTATGTATAGGATGTCTTGCGGTCGGTCGATACGTCGCTGCCGAGGTAGTCAACCACGTCGATCCGCACCATGGCGACCCGGAGAAGTTCTGGGACACTAGTATGTGGGAGTCGGCCTGCGCGTGGCATCACAACGTCGTCTGTCAAAGGCTCGAACGGATGTACCTGCATGGCGAGATCGCCCTCGCTGACCTGCACCTGAACAGCCAGACGGCGATGCGCCTGACCCGCCTCCTGACCGCCTCTTCGGCGGACAGGTAGGGGGGTCAAAAGTCTGGAACCCCTGCCCTATGGACCGGCGTCTCAAGGCCGCGTGTATCGCCGCAGAAATAGTGAAAATCTTTTTTCCTGCCCAACTGAAGGATGGAGGGCGACATGGCACGAGGCCGCAAGCCCGAAACCGACCAGCAGCAGGCTGAAAAAGGCGCACCTGGCAAGCGCCTGAGCCAGAAGGCTGCGCAGGTTGCACGCACCCAAAAGCAAGCAACCCCCATGACGGTCGGCAAGGTCGTGCCACCGAAGTGGCTGAAGAAAAGCCGCAAGGCGACCGAGATCTGGAACGACCTTGCCCCTCGCCTCCTGCGTCTCAACTTGCTGTCCGATCTCGATGCAGCTCCGCTGGCGCGCTATTGCCGCTATATCGTCGAGTGGATCGCGGCCGACCTTTCGGTGCAGAAAGAGGGCACCTGGTTCGAGGCGACAGACACGAATGGTAACGCCACGAAGAAGCGCCACCCGGCGTGGCAGGCCTGCCAGGACATCGAGAAGATGCTCCGCGATCTGGAGTCCACCTTCGGCATGCGTCCGGATGCGCGCTACAAGATCATGCGCGACCAGGCGGTGGCGCAGGGCCTCGGTGGCAGCCTGCCGCTGTTCGACGATCAGCCGCCGGCGACATCGGATGCGCCGCAACAGCCTTCGCCTCCCAGCGAGCCGGACGACATGATCAGCATTCTGCAGAGCTTCAATTCCGTGCCGCCCGGACAGCTGAATTGATCCATGGGAGACGTTTCCGCGCTGGCAATCCAGGCGGCTGCAGGGCATCTGCTCTATCCCGAGCCGGATTGGGTTGGGCAGGCGGTCGCGAAGGGCTACGAATGGGTGCGCATCCACTGGCGCCGCTGCGCGAGCGTGGCCGGCGCATGGTTCGACGAGGCTAAGGCAAACCTAGCTGTCAGCCTGTTCCCGAAAGTGTTCAGGCTCACCGAGGACCGCTTCGCCGGAAAGCCCTTCCGCCTCGGACTCTGGCAGGAATGCATCGTTCGCCTGCTGGTCGGCTGGAAAGCGCCGGTCGAGATCATCGACGAGCAGACCGGCCAGCCGAAGACTGTGCATGTGAGGATCTTTCGCCGGCTGATGCTGTGGGTGCCGCGCAAGAACGGCAAGTCGGAATTCCTGGCGGCACTCGCGCTGCTGTTCTTCCTGCTTGACGGCGTGATCGGCGGCCAGGGTTTCGCCTTTGCCCGCGACGAAAAGCAGGCGAAAATCGTCTTCGACAAGATGAAGGCGATGATCAGCATGTCGCCGGCACTCGGCGACGCCAAGTCGTTCAAGAAATCGATCTATGTGCCCAAAATCCGGGCGCTGTTCGAGCTTCTCAGCGGCAAGGCCGAAGGAAAGCACGGAAGGTCGCCGACCGTTATCGTTGGCGACGAAATGCACGAATGGGAAACGGCCGAGCTTGCCTCGACACTTCGGCAGGGCACTGGCGCCCGACTTGAGCCGATCGAACTCTATGCCTCGACCGCCGGCACCAAGTCGAATGTCACGGGCTGGGGGCTGTGGGAAGAAAGCCAGTCGATCCTCGACGGCCGCATCGACGATCCATCGACCCTGGTTGTCATCTTCGCGCTCGATCCGGACGACGACTGGACCGACGAGGCAAACTGGCCGAAGGCGAATCCGTCTCTCGGCATTTCGCCGACCGTGCCATTTCTGCGGCGCGAAGCGGCGATTGCCAAGGATAACCCTCGGGCGGAACAGCATTTTCGCTGCTTCCACTGCAACCAGTGGATCGACGCGGTCACTCGCTGGCTCAGCATGAAGAAATGGGACGCCTGCGCGGCCGACAAGGCGGCTTGGGCAAAATGGTCGAAGGGCATCGGCTTGGAAGGGCGGCGTTGCTTTGCGGCTATCGACGTTTCATCGAATGAGGACATTACAGCGCGCGTATTGGCGTTTCCTCCCGATGAAGAGAATCCGAAATGGATTCTGTCAGCACGCTTCTGGATACCGGAAGAGACGGTTTCGAAGCGGACGAAACAGGACCGGGTTTCCTACGAAAAGTGGGTAAAGCTCGGGGCGATGGAGACAACGCCTGGCGATTACGTCGACCAGGACTTCGTCAAGAAGGCGCTCGAAGAGGATCTGCAGAAGTTCGACGTTTCGTTGATCGGTTACGATCCGTGGAATGCAACCAAGCTGATCACCGACATGCAAAAAGCAGGCGTCGAGGATGAAAAGTTTCTCCTCATGCGCCAGGGCATTCCAACCTTGGGTGAGCCGACCAAGCAGACCGAACGCCTGATCATGGCTGGTCAGCTCGATCACGGCGGTCATCCCATTCTCAGATGGATGGCGGGAAACGTGGCTGTGCGCTTCGATGAAAACCTGAATTATGCGCCGACGAAAAAGCGCTCTGCAGAGAAAATCGATGGCATCGTTGCGGCGATCATGGCGATCGGAGCCGGCACCAGCATCGAAGAAGATGAAATGTCGCCGTATCTCAAACACCTTGCGGAGCAAGCGGCATGAAGACTTTTCGCGAAATCGCGGTCAAGGCGGCGGAGGGCGTTATTCGTCGCCTCACTGTTCGCGAGCCAGATGGTTGGTATCCCGATTCGATGCGCGGCGATGCCGGCGAGATTGTCAGCGACGAGAGCGCCCTTTCGCTCTCGGCTGTCTGGGCATGCGTCAATCTGATCGCCGGTACGATTGCGAGCCTACCTTTGATGGTCTATCGCACGGATGCGCAGGGCCGCCGCACCGTGGCCCGTGATCACAGGCTTTACCGCGTCCTTCATGACAGCCCGAATTTCGACCAGACGGCTGCCGACTTCTGGGAATTCGTCGCCGCCTCGATCGAACTTTGGGGCAATGCCTATGCCCGCATTCTCCGCAGCTCGACGGGAATTGCCGGTCTTATTCCGATCATTCCGCAGTCGATGACGGTGCGCCGCCTTTCGAGTGGCGCAATCGAATATCGCTGGACAGAGAACGGCAAGTCTTTCGTCGAGACCGACCAGGCGGTGTTTCATATCCGCGGCTTTGGCGGCAATCCGCTCGGCGGCATGTCGACTCTTCATTTCGGTCGCAATGCCTTCAGCCTGGCGCGTGCCGTCGATCGCTCGGCCGGGGGCATGTTCAGGAATGGCATGCGCCCATCAGGCGTTCTCACCCTGCCCAGCATCCTCAAAGATGAACAGCGGGATGCCATTGAGAAAGGGCTGCAGACAAAGTTTGCCACAGCTATGAATGCCGGCCGCCCGATGGTGCTGGAGGGCGGCACGAAGTGGGAGCAGCTCACGATCGCACCCGAAGACGCGCAGATGCTAGAGTCGCGCGGGTTCTCGGTCGAGGAAATCTGCCGCTTTTTCGGTGTTCCGCCCTTTATGGTCGGGCATACAGAGAAAACGACCAGCTGGGGCACGGGCCTGGAAGAGCAGACGCTCGGCTTCCAGAAATACACGCTGCGCCGGCGCCTGAACCGCGTCGAGCAAGCCGCTGAAAAGCAGCTTCTGACCGCTGAAGAGCGTGCCGCCGGTTATGTCATCGAGTTCAATATCGAAGGCCTGTTGCGCGGCGACAGCAAGGGCCGCGCGACGTTCTACCAGGCAGCTCTCGGTGACACCCAAAAGCCGGGCTGGATGGTCCGCAACGAAGTGCGGCGGCTGGAAAACCTCGAACCGATCCCCGGCTGGGACGAGCCGATCAACCTTATCCAGCAGGCCGCGCCGAGCCTTCCCGCGCAACCCAAGGCACAAGAGGACATTGCGATGAAATCCGCAGAGCCAGAGCTTCGCATCAAGAGCGGACCCGCGATGAAAACCAAGGATTTCACACTTGAAGTCAAGGCGATTTCGGACGCCGGCACGTTCGAGGGTTATGCCTCCGTGTTCGGTGTGCGCGACAGTTACAACGAAAGCGTCGAGCCCGGCGCCTTCGTCGACAGCCTGGTCAAGCACAAGCAAGCCGGCACGTTTCCGGTGATGCTGTGGCAGCATGATCCCTGGACGCCGATCGGTGTCTGGGATGACATGGCCGAAGACAAAAAGGGTCTTTGGGTCAAGGGGCACCTGCTCGAAGGCATCCAGAAGGCCGACGAAGCGCGTATTCTGCTCAAGGCCGGCGCCGTCCAGGGGCTTTCGATCGGTTATTCCGAGATCGATACCGAGCCGGCGCAGAACGGCGCGCCGCGCAAGCTTTTGAAGCTCAATCTGCGCGAAGTCTCGGTCGTGTCGTTCCCGGCCAATCAGCGGGCGCGGGTCGAGAGCATCAAATCGGAACGCATGGAAGAGTTTGCCCGCCGCCTGCGCGATGGTGATCCGCTTCCGATCAAAGAATTCGAGGACATCCTGCGCGAGGCAGGGGTTCCGAAAAGCATGGCCGTGACGATCGCCTCGCACGGCTATGCCAAGGCCATTCGGAGGGATTCCGAGGGTGACCAGGCGAATGATGCCGTCGAGTTCCTGCGGGCACTGCGCGGCTAATCCTCAATCTTTGGAGATACCCATGAAAAAGATGTATTTTGCCAGTGCGGCGATTGCCGTGCTCGGCTCGATGACGCCTGCCGAGCGCGCCGCCGGCCGCTACCTCCGTGCTCCCGATCATGATGGCACCAAGACCGCCGCTGAGATGGCGGCGGAAATCAAGGCCGACCACCAGAAGGCTTTCGATGCGGTCAAGGCAATCGCCGAGGAGGCGCTCGGCAAGGTCAAATCCGGCGAGGCTCTCTCGACCTCGGTCAAGGAAAAGGCGGACGAAGCGCTGCTCAAGCTCAACGGTCTGACCGAACAGGTCGCGGAGATGGAACAGAAGATCGCCCGCGGCACCAAGGGTGATGATGAGCAGCCGAAGACGCTCGGCGAACAGTTCGTTGAGGCACAGAACGTCAAAGATTGGCTCGCCGGCTCGCCGAGCAAGGGCAAGGCTGATCTTCGCGTCAAGGCAACGCTGACGTCGCTGACCACAAATGCTGCCGGTTCGGTCGGTGATGGCATCCAGGTCACCCGCCTTCCCGGCATCCTGCCGCTGCCGCAGCGACGCTTGACTGTCCGCGATCTGCTTTCGCAGGGCCGCATGGACGGCAATTCGCTGGAATATGTCAAGGAAACCGGCTTCACCAACAATGCCGGGATGGTGGCCGAAGGCGCGGCAAAGCCGTCGTCAGACATCCAGCTTGATCTTGTCTCGACCTCGGCCAAGGTTATCGCGCATTGGATGAAAGCGTCGCGGCAGGTGCTCGACGATATCTCGCAGCTCCGTTCGATGATCGACGAGCGGCTGATCTACGGCCTCGCCTACAAGGAAGAATCCCAGCTCCTGAACGGCGACAATACCGGCCAGAACCTGAATGGCA